CAACATGGAAGTGACTGCTGGTGAGGGAGAAACCACGGTTAAATTCCAAGGCTCTTATTGGACTGAAGACTAATAGGAGGAAATTATGGGAGAGCAAACTGTCAAGAATTCAAAAAGAGTAAAGCTTGAATATCCAATTACAATTGGGGAAGAGGATGAAATAAAATCAGTACAGGTATACCGATTAAAAGTGAAACACATGAAAGCTCTGCCAAAAGAATTACTGGAAAAATTGGCAGAGAGAGGAGAGGAAGCGGTGCTGACTATTGAAGAGGCATTGCCGATTCTTGAAGTTGTGACATCACTGACAAAAGAGCAGATTGATGAACTTGATATTGCAGACTTTAAAAGGATACAGGAAACAATCGGAGCCTCCCAGGGTTTGTAATTCTGCCACCAGACTGGGAGGAGCTTGTTTATCTGGTGGTGTACATGTTCAAGCTCGACGGGGATGCAATCTGGGAGATGGACATGGTTGATTTTATTTTCTGGGTGAAGGGAATAAAAGTTGTTGGAAAATATATCGGAGTAACTGAGTAAATGGCAAAAACTTTTAACATCAGTTTCAAATTTAATTTAACTGACAACATGACAGTTCCACTGAAAGGCCTGTCTACATCTATGGCAGGCCTTGCCAGGACCTCCGGTGCAGCCAGTGCCAGCATGACAAGAATGTCTTCTGGTACTGGTTCAATATTTAAAGGGATAATAGGTGCTCAATTATTTACTCGGGCACTTTCTGGACTGGCAAGTACAATTAAAGAAAGTATTGGCCTTGCTTCTGACCTTACAGAAGTACAGAATGTTGTCGATACTACTTTTGGTACAAGTGCGGCGCAAATAAATAAATGGTCCAAAGAAGCCATAACGAATTTCGGATTGTCGGAACTTCAGGCAAAAAAATATACTGGTACTCTGGGAGCCATGCTGAAAAGCTCAGGGTTGTCTGGAGATGCCATCGTAAAATTATCTACGGATCTAATTGGACTGGTCGGGGACTTTGCTTCTTTTTATAATCTTGATCATGAGATGGCGATGACAAAAATTCGATCAGGTATTTCTGGAGAGACCGAGCCATTGAAACAGCTTGGCGTCAATATGAGTGTTGCTAATCTCGAAGCATTTGCATTGACCCAGGGAATATCAAAGCAGTTTTCCAAAATGAAACAATCAGAACAGGTAATGCTTCGATATAATTATCTAATGAAAGTCTCTAAAGATGCACAAGGAGACTTTGCAAAAACACTATCAACAAGTTATGCCAATCAAAAGAGGGTTAATGATACTCTGGCAAAACAAAAACTGGCAGCAATATTTGTTAAAGTGCTGCCAATGCTCATAGAAGCATATAAATCTATAAATAGTTTAATATCTTCCATTGATGCAGATTATGTTGGCGATGTGCTGGCTTCTGCTTTTTCTGTTCTTGGCAAAGCAATTAAATTTGCATGGATGGTACTCAAGCCTTTTCTGCTAACAATTATTTCCACGATAAAATGGCTGTATTCTATTAAAACAGCTATTATGCTTTTTGTCGCTGCATTGTTAATTTATAAAGGAACGATGCTTGCAATAATAGCAATACAGTGGATTCAGTATTTAAAGATGATGTGGCCTCTGATAAAAAGTGTTACAGCATCTCAGTGGGCATGGAATATTGCTTTAACGGCAAATCCGATTGGTATACTGGTTGTTGCTCTTGCCGCAGCGGTGGGCTGGATTGTTTATCTGAATTATAATATACAGAAGATGAATAATTTATTTATGGAACTGACCACTATCCTTGACAATCCAATTTTTGCTGCTTTATTCTCTGCAATTCCTGGTATGGATAACATGATACGGCTGCGGACGATGAACAAAGAAGCGATGGAAGCCAAGGCAGCAAGCAAAGGAGCACTGGGCAAATCAGAAACAGATATAAAATTAAAAGTCACAGCTGAAGGTGGAGCACAGGTCAAGACAGAATCTGTTAAAAAGAAAGGCGGCCAGAAAGTAGAATTAAATACCAATAACGGTTCTATACTGGGATGGGGATGATATGAGTTGGAGAGATAATTTACAAGACGCTTCCTTCAGGGGAATTCCTTTTAAAGTTACAACTCATTCCCTGAGTGGTGGCCGTAGAATAAAAGAAACAGAACGCTGGCAGGCTCGTACTATTACCACAGACATGGGGCCAGTACTTCCAAAATTTAGTGTCAGTGCATATATCATTCAGAATTCAGAAAATGGCATGGATTATTTTCATAACCGGGACAGTCTGATAAATGTCTTACAAAATAATACTGATAATGATAAATATAATGTTGGTACATTGATTCATCCTTTCTACGGCAAGAGGCGAGTGCATCCCGCTCATTATTCTGTCAGTGAATCATTTGGTGAAGGCGGTATTTGCAGATTTGAAATTGAATTCTTACTGGAAGAGACAGAGCTTTTCCCTGGCAAAATAACTGATCCTGCTGCCAAGATGGATGCTGTGGTGCTTGCTTCCAATAATTTATCAATAGATTCTTTTCTCAATTTGATGAGCACGGCAAAGGGATTTATTGAAGATATCGGTATTGATGTAGTTCAGATGCTTGGTAAAATTCAGCAGGCAGTAAACAGTGTTAATGGAGTAATAAAATCAGCAATAGCAACAGCAACAGGAATTATTGCCGAGGCCATTAACTTAATAAATACAGTGCTTGATGCTCCCTGTGATCTATATGAGACTATGCAGTCAGCAGCAGAGTCCTTCCAACACCTTTGTGGAATGGCTGGAGACATCGTGCAGGGTGGTGTGCTTGGTGGGTGTTCTGGCTCTGCTCGTGGGGAACAAGTCACACTGGATGGCACGGCAATTCCTGAAGCTCTGGGGCAGTCTATTGTACTTCAGATGATCCAGGCCCAGGAAATAACAGAAGATGATTTTCCTATTGCTTCAGCAGAGCAGGCAGATAATAGAACAGTGGTCATAAATGCAATCAGATATATGTTATTGTCTTTTGCTTGTCGAGTCTTTGTTCGTATTCAGTTCAGCAGCAGGCAGCAGTTAATAAATTATCTCAATCAATTGCTCGATGCTCTGGATGCTTTACTCCTCAGGCTTGGAGAGCAGACTGATCTTGATGTTACTGATCTATATGTAGCCATTGAGCAGTTGCGGGCATCCGTTGCTGCATTGATGCTTGAAAAAGCAAATACTCTACAGAGTGAAATAAATATTTCCGTTGGTAATGTGACAAAAAGTACACTGGAAATTGCTTATGATCTATATGAAAGCACCGACCGCTGTGCCGAGGTATTTAATAGAAATATGTTAACTGTTCGGCATCCTGGATTCGTTCCTGAAAATACAGAAATATCGGTGCTTGAATCATGACAAGAAAAGTACTGACAAATTTTGGTTTTAAAGTAGGAGCAAATTCTTTTACTAACTGGACCAGCATGCGAGTTCATACCAGTATGCTGTCTCTGGTTGATTCATTTGGATTTATGGATGTAGATTTTTCCCGTGGTGATTATTCTCGCTGGCAGATAAAAAGGGATCAGGTTGTTTCTGTTTTTGTAGAAGATGAAACACTGATTACTGGCTGGATCGATAGTATACCAAAAGAATATTCTCCAGAGTCTTTTAATATTAAATTTATTGGTAGAGATAAAACATGTGACCTGGTGGATTGCTGTTATGTAGAAAGCAATAATGAATTTAAACGACAGACAAGAGCCAATATAATAAGACGGTTGCTTGCTCCTTTTGATATTGAGCTTGTTATTGATACCACGGCAGCGGTATCTGCTAATGTAAAGATTGATACATTTAAGGCAGGAGAGGGCCGGTTTATTTATGATGATATTACTGAGCTGTGCCGGGACTCGGGCTTGCTCGCTCTGTCATATGGAGATGGGAAACTGACTCTGACAAAAACAAGACAGACAGAAAAAGCAAATGATCCAATTCAGTTCGGAGTCAATGCTATTTACGGGAAACATATTGACGATTATACCGATAGATTCAGTGATTATTATGTCAAGGGATATGGAACAGGATCAGATAGTAAAAGGCTGGCAGATTTTATTTCTCCTATTGGTTATTTTAAGGATGAAGTAGTTTCCCGGTATCGTCCTTTCACTGTCTTTGCTGATCGTGCTACGGACTCAGGGAAATGTTATGAGCGGGCAAAGTGGGAAGCACGAATCAGAGCAGGCTTGAGTCAGGCAATAGTGTATCAGGTGCCGGGCTGGCTCCAGAGTGATGATTCTATCTGGAAAAAGAACACCATCGCAACAGTATATGATCCTATTCTCGGACTTGATGCACAACAATTACTTATTTGTGATGTTGATTATGTCTATGACGAGAAGGAAAATCCATCAGCATATTGTTCTTTACTGCTTGTTGATCCTGATACATTTTCAGGGACCGCAGCAGATATAAATATTAAAACAGGATTTGATGCATGAATGTAATTGATGCTACATTACAGGCAATTAAAAGGAAAATATTTCTGATGATTGGTCGGGGAATTATTTCCGCCTGGGATAATACAGGGAACACCGCTCTTGTTCAGATTAAAGGACTGAATGGAGAGACTATCACCGGCATTGAATTTTTATCTGCTTATGGATTTGAAGCCCGTCCCAGTGCCGGACAGGTTGCTGTCATATATGTCAATGGTAATCGGGACCAGGGAATTGTTATTGCTGCTCATGACCGGGACAGCAGACCGAAGATTGAAAATGATGAATCACAAATGTACAGTAAGTTTGGTGGATATGTCAAATGCAATAAGGATGGCAATGTAGAGATTCAAGGCACAGCAGATTTTGCTGTTGCCTATACTGATTTGAAGACTGCTTTTGATACTCTTGTGGCAGATTTTAATAAGCATGTACTTACTTATAATGGACATACACACCCGACCGCTCCCGTGGGACCAGTATCAGTAACAGCGAGTCAGGGAACAACTACTACTGCTGACATGAGTGGGGCAAAAGTTGCGGAGGTATTATTACCATGATTGATGTTGCCCTTATATGGGATAATGAAAGTGGTACAGCGGACTTTGCTGTTTCCAACAACGACCTGACTCAGGATTCCGGACTGAAGACCGCTGTATATATGAGTCTGTATACTGACCAGAGGGCAGCAGTAGACGATCCGGTGGACGATCCAGACGACAGACGAGGCTGGTGGGGAGATACTCTTGAAGCCGATGGGGACCAGATCGGAAGCAGAATATGGTTGTACTACAGGCAGAAAATTACTACCAACGTGCTTTCAAAAATACAGGAAGCAATTGAAGACAGTCTGCAATGGATGATTGATGATGGAGTTGCTGCTGAAATATCTGTCATTGTAGAGAGAAATGAACTGGACAGAATTTATACAGAGATTAAAATTTATAGAGAGAGCGGAAGCACAGTCACTGTTAAATATGATGATCTTTGGAATGCAATGGAGGCAGAATAATGCCATTTGATCGACCGACATTATCAGAGCTTGATGAAAGACTGCAATCTGATTTTAAAACAAGAATTGAGGGAGCTACTTCCCTGCTCCGCAGAGCTGTCCTGAAGGTCCAGGCTCGTGTCTATGCTGGAGCCTGTCATCTGCTCTAC